ACTCATGGTTCTAACATTAGCTGCAATTATAAGACGTTATTACACTCGCTTATATTTCAAAAGCAAGGAATAAGAGAGGATAAAGATATTAGTAATAAGAAACCAAAAGATAATAAGTTTCACAAAGGTAACGGTGCTGATGGCAAACACTATTGGCTAACCCCCCCAGAAGTTTACACAGAACTTAACGAAGAATTTAATTTTAATTTTGACCCATGTCCATATCCATTACCAGAAGGATTTGATGGTTTAACTTGTGAATGGGGAGAATCAAATTATTGTAATCCGCCATTTGGTTCAATTATGCACGAAGGCAAAAAGAAAGGACCAACAGCCTGGGCTAGAAAAGCAATAGAAGAGCACAAAAAAGGCAAAGACGTTGTTATGGTTTACCCTATGGATAAATGGGTCTTGATGATGATTGAAGCTGGTGCAGAAATTAGAAACTTAGGCGATGTTAAATGGTTAGCCACAGAAGATAGATCACAAGGAAAAGGTCTGGGAAGGCATATAGCTTGTTTTGTTTTAAAACATAAAGAATGAAATACTCAGCCAAACAAGAACAAGAACTAATGACCGACATCTGGTCGCCTGCCGTCAAAGACAGTCCACTAAACTTCGTTAAGTTCATCTTCCCCTGGGGTCAGAAAGACACCCCCCTCGAAGATTTCACTGGGCCAAGAGCATGGCAAGAAAAAATTTTATTAGAAATTGGCACACACATACAACGCAACCATGGCAAAGTCACACCAGAGATGTTCCGCCTTGCCGTAGCCTCTGGACGAGGCATAGGCAAATCAGCCTTAGTCGCTTGGCTCATACTCTGGATGCTCTCTACCCGCATGGGGTCAACCATCATTGTTACCGCCAACACCGAACAACAGCTTCGCTCAAGAACCTGGGCCGAACTCGGTAAATGGCTCACCCTCGCTATCAACTCGCACTGGTTTCAAAAAACAGCCACCACCATCAAACCCGCAGCTTGGTATGAAGAGGCCCTCATACGAGACTTACAAATCGACACTGGTTACTACTATGCTCAAGCTCAACTCTGGAGTGAAGAAAACCCCGATGCTTTTGCTGGTGTCCACTCCAACTACGGTGTCTTATTAATCATGGACGAAGCCAGTGGTATTCCATCACCCATCTACTCAGTCTCGGAAGGTTTCTTCTCCGAACCAACCCAAAATAGATTTTGGTGTGCTTTCTCCAACCCCAGAAGAAACACTGGCCCGTTCTACGACAGCTTCCACTCTAACAAGAAATACTGGCACACCGAACAAATTGATTCCCGCTCAGTCGAAAACACTGACACCGAACTATTCAACCGTATGCTGGAACAATACGGAGAAGATTCAACCGTTGCCCGTGTTGAAGTCCTCGGTGAATTTCCAAGAGCCGATGACGATGCAGTAATCCCCATAGAATTAGCACGGGCAGCCGTTGATCGTGATGTCAATATTACCGCTTCCGATCCAATCGTTTGGGGCTTAGACGTAGCCAGGTTCGGTGGTGACAATACTGCCCTCTGCAAACGCCAAGGTAATACTGTTACTGAAATTAAAACTTTTAAATCTATGGATTTAATGCAACTATGTGGAGCGATTCATAATGAGTATGAAGAGTGTACGGCCCTAGAACAGCCACAAGAAATCCTAATAGACTCAATCGGTCTAGGATCTGGGGTGGTCGATAGACTAACTGAACTCAACCTACCCGCCCGAGGGGTAAATGTGTCAGAGTCTCCTGCTAGTAAAAAGAAATTTATTAATTTGCGAGCCGAACTTTGGTTTCAAATTAAAGAGTGGTTGGCCCAAAGAAATTGCCGACTGCCAAGCGATGATGAGTTGATTGCTGAACTGGTTGCACCCAGCTATTCGTACAACTCATCAGGTAAAATAAAAATAGAAAGTAAAGAACAAATGAAAAAGCGTGGATTGAAGTCACCAGACAAAGCTGATGCACTTGCATTAACTATGGCGAGTTCTGCCGTAACTTTTTCAGGAAATTCGTCATTTATGGGGTATAATTTTAAACGACCACTCAAATCAAGAATTTTTCGAGTAGGATAATATGGAAAAGAAAGACCTAGACACAAAAACAATAGACGTTGTAGATTTACAAGGCGTTCTAAAATCTGAATACGATGATGCCAAAGACTATATAGACCAAGTAGGCGAAGATAGAGCCGAAGCAACAGACTATTATCTTGGCAATGAACCTGATGGTTCAAGTAATATGCAGTCTGAATTTATTTCAACTGACGTAAGAGATACTGTACTTTTCATGTTGCCATCAATCATGCGAACATTTTTTGGCACAAAGAAAGCAGTTGAGTTTGTACCAACCAACCCAGAAGATATTCCTGTCGCTGAACAACAAACAAACTTTATCAATTACATTATTCAACAAAAAAACAATGGCTTTAAAGTATTTTACGATGCGTTCAAAGATGCTTTGATTAGAAAGACTGGTTATGTCAAAGCCTTTTGGGATGACAGCATGTCAGTTACTAACCACGAATACACAGGCCTAGACAAACAATCCAGAGATGCACTTTTACTCGACAAAGATGTAGAGATAGTCGAAGAAAAAGTTGAAACAGAAATGATGATGGTCATGGATGAAACTACAGGCGAACAAGTAGAACAAGAATTTCCTGTTCGTTATGACCTAAAGATTAGAAGAGTTAAAAAGAAAAACCAAGTGGTTATTGAATCAGTGCCACCTGAAGAAATTTTAATAGCTAGAGATGCTAGAGATTTAGAATCTGCTAGTTATGTTGCTCACCGCATGATTAAAACAGTCGGTGAGTTGGTCGCTATGGGTTATGACCAAGAAGATGTGGAGGAGTATGCAGGGTCAGGCAATATGCTTGATGCAGATTCAACTGATGAAGAAAATGCTAGAAACCCTTACGCTGACAACGACTTTGATAGCCCTGATCCAAACAATAAAAATGTTTTATATATTGAACACTATTTAAATTATGATTTAGATGGTGATGGCATAGACGAACGAATTAGAGTTTGTACTGCTGGAAACGGGGTAAACGTCATGCACGTTTCGCCTTGGGATGATTTACCTATAGTTCTCTTTTCTCCAGATCCCGAACCTCATACCTCAATCGGTAGTTGTCCAGCAGACTACTTAATGCCAATTCAAAGAGCTAAATCTCAGATTATGAGAGACACGCTTGACAGTCTAGGCCACGCCATCTTCCCAAGAATGGGTATAGTAGAAGGGCAAGTCAATGTTGATGATGTCTTAAATACAGATATTGGCCAACCAATTAGAATGAGAGCACCTGGTATGGTACAACCATTTGCAGTGCCTTTTGTTGGTAAAGAGGCTTTTCCAGTTTTGGGTTATTTAGATGAATCTAAAGAAAACAGAACAGGAGTATCAAAAGCATCTGCTGGTCTTAATGCTGATGCCCTGCAATCAAGCACCAAAGCTGCTGTAACTGCAACTATGTCAGGAGCACAAGGCAGAATAGAGCTTATTTGCCGTCATTTTGCTGAAAGTGGTATGAAAGCACTGTTTAAATTAGTCTATCGTTTGGTTATTAAACACCAAGAACAACAAGAAATGGTCAGACTAAACAATATGTTTGTACCAATAGATCCTCGTTTTTGGGATGCTGACAAAGATGTTTCTATTAATATTGCTCTTTCACCATCAAGCGATGAAGAAAAAGTACAATTCTTGTTAGCTTTGTCACAAAAACAAGAACAAATCTTACAAACACTAGGGCCAAACAATCCCTTGGTATCATTGCAACAATATGCCAACACTTTAGGCAAGGTTATTGAGATGTCAGGCTTCAAAGATGTTGATGCCTTTATCAATCCGCAAGTACCACCTATGCCACCACAACCTGAACAGCAAAAACCTGATCCTGCTGAATTGCTTGCACAAGCAGAGATTCAGAAAGCACAAGTTCAAGCTCAAAAGGCTATGATAGATGCTGAAACAGAGCGTATGAAAATCTTAATGGAAGATGATAGAAAACGTGATGAAGCTGAAGCAGATATTATGGTGAAGTCTGCTGAACTACAAGCCAAGTTTGGTGCACAAGTAAATCAAGCTGAAATCAAAGCATTGATGGAACGTGATAGAGAAGTAATTAGACAAGTTGCTAAAACACAAGCACAAGGATTATTTAACAATGGCGGACAACAAGGTAGCTAATAAAAGTTATTTTATAGAAATACAAGATGGCGATGAAATCTACACAGGAGAAAACATAACAGCCAGAAATAAAGAAGAAGCTGAACTAAAAGCTATGATTTTATTTGGTTTTCTACTTTCAGATAGTGCCGAGATAATTACGTTTGAGGAGAACAAAATACACTAATGGCTATTACTTACAGAGGTGAAAGATTTAGCGGTTACAACAAACCCAAAAGAACACCAGGAAAAAACAAAAAGTTTGCTGTGTTAGCAAAAGTAAAAGATCAAATAAAACTAATTCGTTTTGGTGATCCGAACATGACTATCAAAAAAAACCAACCAGATAGAAGGAAGTCATTTAGAGCAAGACATAAATGCGACACCAATCCACCTAGTAAATTAACACCAAGATATTGGTCTTGTAAAAAATGGTAGGAGTATATTATGGCTAAAAGCCCAAAACCAAAAAACCCAGCTTTATATGCAAGAGTAATAGCTGCGGCAAAAAGAAAATTTAAAGTTTGGCCATCAGCTTATGCTTCTGCATGGGTTGTTCGTGAATACAAAAAGCGTGGTGGTAAATATTAATGTCTTTAAAGAAATGGTTTGCAGAAAACTGGGTTGATATTGGAGCACCAAAAAAAGGCGGTGGTTACAAAAAATGTGGCAGGTCTAAACAAAAAAAAGACGCTAAAAGAAAATACCCTAAATGTGTACCAGCAGCAAAAGCAGCTAGAATGACAAAAGCACAAATAAAATCTGCTGTTTCAAGAAAGAGAGCAAAAAAACAAGGGGTAGGTGGTAAACCTACCAATGTTAAGACTATAATAAAGAAAAGGAGTAAATAATATGCCAGGATATTACGGAAAACCAATGAAGCCTAAAAAGAAAAAGGGCAAAAAAAAGAAAGGAAAATAAAATGCCATATAGCAAATATTCACCGAAGCAGAAAAAACTAGCTGCTGTAGCCAAGCCCCGTAAAAAAATTACGGGTGCAGATTTTAAAAAACTAAGAAAAAAGAAAAAGAAATGATTAAAAAGAAAAAAGCAACAGTAAAAGGTGTTGATGTTTCTGCTCTTAACCAAAGACAGCAAACAGCGATGAAAAATCACTCTAAACACCACACAAAAAAACATATTATGAGCATGGTTTCTGATATGAAAAAAGGTGCTACTTTTGGACAATCGCATAAAAAAGCGATGAAAAAAGTCGGCAAATAATAAATCAAGTGATCGAAAAACTAATAGACCCTGTAACAACGATCTTGGATAAGTTCGTTGCCGATAAGGATTTAAAACAAAAACTAGAACATGAACTTAAAACAGAATTACATAGGGCTAATATGGCCCAAATTGAGCTTAATAAAGTTGAAGCTAGCCATCGTAGTATATTCGTTGCAGGGTGGCGACCTTTTCTTGGATGGTGTCTTTCGTTCGCTATGGCATACCACTTCATTCTTCAGCCGATTGCCGTTTTTGCAATATCTATTGCAGGCTTATCATACGATTTACCAGAGTTTGATATGAACTCTTTAATGACCGTCTTGCTTGGCATGCTTGGTCTGGGAGGCATGAGAACTTATGAGAAATCTAAAGGGCTTACCAAATGAGCGAGCTAGGAAAAGTTAATGATAAATCTTCTTTAAATATATCTCTTTCTTACTTAGCTCAAATCATAGTTCTTAGTTCTATTGTCGTTTGGGGTTATGCCAGCATCAATAAAAGAATAGACACAAACCTACAAGAAACAAAAAAACTTAGAGGGAATCAAAACAACTATTTGTTTCCAGACATCAGAACCTTAGAACAACAAGTCATACAATTAGAAAAAGAAGTTCTAATCTTAAAAACTGAAATAGAATTTTATAAAGAAGAAAATGAGGATTTTAATTTAAAATGTCTTGGTTAAATTTTAAAAAAGAAGAGTTTGCGTGTAAACATACAGGCGAAAATAACATTTCACATGAATTGATAGATAAGTTACAATTATTGAGAAATAAAGTTGGATTCCCAATAGTAATCAATTCTGGTTATCGTTCAAAGGAACACCCAATAGAAGCTGCCAAAGAAAAACCAGGTATTCATGCAGAAGGATTAGCAGTCGATGTCAAGGTGGGTGGAGCAGAAGCCTACGAAGTTGTCGGTTATGCTCTTGAATGTGGTTTTACTGGCATAGGCGTTAGACAAAAGGGAGGTTATGCTACACGCTTTATACATTTGGACATAGCAAAAAACAGTTATGACAGACCAAGACCTCACATTTGGAGTTATTGATGGATGATTTGAGCCCTGTTATTTTTTGGAACATTATTTTAACCTTGGTGTATGCACCATTGATTTATGGCATTAGACAAAATGCTAGTGAATTAAAAAGAATTGATATTTTGGTAAACAAAACTAGAGAAGAAATGGCTAAACATTATGTAACCAAAGATGATCTTGAAGAAGATTTAAAAAGAATATTTGACTATCTGGACAAATTAGATGGTAAAATAGATAAACTGATACAAAATTAATATGAATAGTTTTTTAAACCCTTTTATTTACAACCCACTAATTAATTCAATGAATGACTTGGGCCAAATGAATGGTCTTTTTAATCAAACACAAAGTTATGTTATGCCAAACTCAGATCCTAACTATACGTCAGGAATTGATTTTGCAAAATCTATAGCTGGTGGACAAAACATTGCCAACATGATTGCACCTGGTATCAGTTATTCATCAGAACAACCACTGGGCTTTTCAATGTTTGGGCCAGTTTTACCACCTAAAGAAGAACCTCCAGTTCAACCACCAATGCCAATGCCAATGCCACCAATGCCACCAGTTGACAATCCTATTATGCCTCCTGGAAGTGCAGGCGGTGGAGGAATGATTGATTTCGATTATGAAAGATTCACTCAGCCCTTTTAATGTCAGATAAACAAAAACAATTACAACAAGGTCACGAAGCAGAAACTATTTTAAATAGTGAAGTGTTCAAACTAGCTTTTGCAAATCTTAAAAATGAATATCTAAAAATGTGGGAAGATTCAAAAGAATTAGATTCAGCTTTAAGAGAAAAATTATATTTAGCCATTAAAAATTTAACCACTGTAGAGAAACATTTACGCATATTGGTAGAGAAAGGTAAGATTACAAAAAGTCAGCTAGAAAAAATGAAGTAATTTTATTTTTATTTCATATTAAATTCTTTAAAATACTCTTAACAATTAACTTTATAGGATATAACTATGAGTGAAGCCAGCAACGTAGAATCGACTGGATTTAAAACCGAATTACAAAAAACGGCTGCTCAATTTGAAAATCTTATGACTCCTGCTGAAGAAGTAGATGAGCAACAAGCAGAGCAAGTTGAAGAGGTCGAAGAAGCTGAAGAAGATATTGTTGAAGATGAAATCGAAGATGACATTGACGAAGATATTGAAGAAGCAGAAGAAGAAGTAGAATTAGACGAACAAGAATCGTTTGAGGAAGAAGAACAACCACAGGTTTATTCCGTTAAAATAGACGGACAAGAACAAGAGGTCACGTTACAAGAACTCCAACAAGGTTATTCACGTCAACAAGACTACACTCGTAAGACTCAAGAATTGTCGCAACAAAGAAAAGACTTTGAAGCACAACAAGCAGAGTTAGCGAAAAAGGATGCGATTTACAAAGAATTGCTACCTAGGATGGAAAAGTCATTAGAAGGTGAACTTGCTAATGAACCAGACTGGAAAGCTCTTTATGAATCTGATCCCATTGCTTATGTAAGGGAAAAAGATTTATTTAATGAGAAGAAAGAAAAGTTCAAGGCTGTGCAAGCTGAACAACAAAGACTTCAGCAAGAACAACTGACTAGCCAACAGGCAGAAATTAAAAAAGCTGTTGATTTTGGTAATCAGAAACTTCTTGAAGCTGTTCCTGAATGGAAAGATGCTAATGTCGCTCTTAAAGAGAAACAAAGTATCGCAAAGTACGCTATGGATGTGCTTGGTTATTCGCAAGATGAAATCAATCAGGTCTATGATTACAGAGCATTACTTGGTTTAAGAGATGGCTGGTTGCATTACCAAACAAGAAAAGCTATTAAAAAGAAGCCAGTTGAAAAAGCTCCAGCAAGAAGCGGTAAACCTGGCAGTGCTAACAAACCTAGATCAGCAACTCCTTTGAAAAAAGCAAAACAAAGATTGGCTAAAACAGGCAAATTGCGTGATGCAGCTAAAGTCTTTGAAAATTTATTAGATTAACTTTTTTAACTTTTAGGAGTACATAAAATGGCAAAAGTAACAAATGCTTTTGATACATATTCAGCAACGGCTGACAGAGAAGCATTATCCAATGTGATATATAACATCTCTCCATCAGCTACACCGTTTATGTCATCAATCGGCAAAAATAACGTAAAAAATGTAGTATTCGATTGGCAAACTGAATCACTTCCAACAGCAAGTGGAGCAGGTCAACTCGAAGGTTTTGAACTTTCAAGAAGTGCCTCAACAGCAACAACAAGAGTTTCAAACGTATGTCAAATCTCATCAAGAGATGCAACAGTAACAGGTTCACAAGAATCTTCAGATCCAGCAGGAAAAAATTCTGAAATGGCTCACCAGCTTTCTATTATGAGTAAAGCTCTAAAGAGAGACATGGAAGTAGCTCTTTGTCAGAAAGGTGCAAAAACAACTGGTAATGCTTCAACAGCAAGAGTTACAGGTGGTTTTGAATCATGGATGACATCTAATGTTTCAAGAGGAACAGGCGGTTCTGGTTCAGGGGGCGGTGCTGCTCCTACTGATGCTTCTAATGCTAATAAGAGAGACTTAACAGAAGCACTATTAAAAGGTGTTCTTCAGTCTTGTTTCTCAAACGGTGGTGAACCATCAATAGCAATCTGTGGCCCAGTTAACAAACAAGTTATTTCTGGTTTTACAGGTAGATCACAAGCAAGACAGTTTGTTGATGTCAACACTGTAGAAGCATCTGTTTCAATCTACTCATCTGATTTTGGTGAACTAAAAATTGTTCCATCAAACCTAAGTAGAGAAAGATCATTACTATTAGTAGATCCTGAATACGCAAAAGTTTCTTTCTTAAGAGACTTTAATGTTCAAGACATTGCTAAAGTTGGTGATGCTGAAACTAAAATGGTTCTAGCTGAGTACGGACTAGAAATGAGCAACGAAGCTGCTCACGGTATAGTCGCTGACTTAAACGGATAGTTTTTTAATTAGGGAGGCTTCGGCCTCCCACTTTTTTTATGCCAAAGAAAACAACCGTAACGGACAATAAAAAAGATTTTAAATCTGCTCTTGTTACACAAGATTTAGACAGAAACACCAATACTGCTTATCACGTTCACACTGTTCAAAATATTGAACCAGTTCTAAAGCACGTTAAAATGCTTGAAGAGAATAAACCTGGTAAAGATTTTCGTCATGTCGCAGAAGTGCCAATAATAATTTATAATAAAGCTGTGCGAGAGGGTTGGGTTAACGATCCTAAAGCATGGAAAAAATGGTTAAACAATCCAGACAACAAACCCTTTAGGACATGGAAAGGTAAAGTATGAACTACTCAGAACTCAAAACTAACATTGCAAACTACTTAAATAGATCAGACCTAACAGGTCAAATGGATATGTTTATTGACAATGTTGAGGGTGAGTTGAACAGAAGGGTTAGAACAAAAGAAATGATTAAAAGAGCTACTGCCACAGCAGATGCTCAATACTTATCATTACCAACTGATTGGCTAGAAGGCATTAATGTTGAAATAGCATCAAATAACTTTAGTCCTTTGTTTCAACAATCAGTTGAAAGTTTAGATGTTTATAGAAAATCAATAAATAACTCTACAGGGCAACCAGTGTATTATGCGTTTGTCGATTCAACAATCGAACTTGCCCCTACACCTGACAGCAGTTATACGTTACAATTAACCTACTACGCAAAAGTTGATGCTTTAAGCGATAGCAATACAAGCAACTTTGTTTTAGCTAATCATCCAGACGTTTATCTGTATGGTGCACTAAAACACGCATCTATCTATTTAATGGAAGATGACAGAGTAGCAATGTTTTCTGCTCTATTTGAAAAGGCCCTTGAGGAAATCAAAATGGAACAAGAGAAAGCTGAGTTTGGTAAAGGCTCTTTGATGCAAAGAAGAAGAACCTACGGCAAATCAAAAAGAAACATACATCACATGAAGTAAGGAATAAATTATGGCAGGATTTTCAGATTATTTAGAGGACAAGGTTTTAAACCACGTTTTTGGTGGCAATGCTTTTACTGCACCATCAACATTACATGTAGCACTTTATACAGTAGCACCTACCGATACTGGTGGTGGCACTGAAGTATCAGGTGGTGGTTACACCAGAAAGACTGCTACTTTTACTGTATCAGGTACAAACCCAACACAAGCTAGTAATACAGCAGCAATAGAATATCCAACTGCAACAGCCAACTATGGCACAGTTGTAGCTGTTGGTATTTTTGATGCTTCATCAAGTGGCAACCTTTTGGCTTATGCAAACTTAACCTCATCTAAAGTTGTTAGCACAGGAGATGTTTTCAGATTCAATGCTGGTGATTTAGATATTACCTTGGCATAACACATGGCCAGCATAGGCTACAGTAGAGGCTTTTACGGCAGGTCTAAATGGAACAACCTGTCTATTCAGGCAACCTCAACTATTGCAGCCACAACTTCTGGTGCTGGCACACTCACACAAGTTCACGTTGAAACAGCAGTCATAGCTGCTACTTCTGGTTTTAGTGCAGAAGGCACACAGATTGATAAAGCGACAGCAACCATACAAGCTGTTTCAGGTTTCAATGCTGAAGGCAGACAAATAGACCTTGCTCAAGCAACCATAGCCGCAAACTCAGACTTTATAAGTGTTGGTTTCATTACAGCCAAGGGTGAAGCGGTTGTAGCACAAAGTTCAGGCTTTGCTGCAAGTGGTGGTATAATATTCTCAGCAGCTTCAACCATTGCTGAAACAAGTTCACTTATAGCGATAGGTGGGCTAAAATGGGAAGATATTGTAGTTCCATCGGACACTTGGACAGATCAAAATGTTGCCGCAGCAACTTGGACAGATCAAACAAACCCATCAACTACTTGGACAGAATTAGATAAACAAAAGGCAGCATAGATGGCAGATACATTTACAACAAACTTAAACCTAACTAAACCCGAACCAGGAGCATCTGAAGATACCTGGGGTGATAAACTCAATACCAACTTAGATACCATTGATGCCATTTTTGGTAATGGTGGTACATCTGTTTCACTTGGTAATGTTTCTGTCGATAGATTGGATCTAGGCGACAACGACAGAATTAGACTAGGTGCTAGTCAAGATTTAGAAATCTTCCACAATTCATCTAACAATCATTCAGTAATAAAAGAATCAGGTGCAGGAGATTTGCGTATAAATGCAGATGATTTTCATATCAAAAATACTGCTTCTAATGAAACCAAAGCTGTATTTTTATCTGATGGTGCAGTCAAACTTTATTTTGATAACGCAGAAAAAATTAAAACAACCTCATCAGGTATAGATGTTACTGGTACAGCAGTCGTTGATGGTTTAGATTCTAGCGATACAGCTTTCATAAGAGGTGCTTCAGCAGGTCGTATTGTCCTAGATGATAGTGGTGTATCTGCTGGTAGCCAACCAATGAAATTTATATCTTCAGATGGTGCTTCTTTAATATTTGGTACAGCAAATAGAACGGCACAATCAACAACAACAAATTCAACAGAAGTTGCTAGGTTTGACAGTTCAGGTAATTTTCAGATGGGTTCAACTCCTGTAACAGTTATATCTGCTAGTAGAGAACTGCAAAATTTAAGTGGACATATAAAGTCAGATTTCCCTTTTCAGTTTTTAACAAGTGGTGGAGCTGCTCAAAATGTCAGAGTTAAATCTGTCCACGCATCAACTACATATAATGACACCCCACCAGCAGGTTCAATAAATGCCACAAACACTTATGAGTTAGATGGTGTAACTGTTATAGACTCATCAAGAAACCTAACAAATATTGGTAATATTAGTAGTACAGGGGCAGTCAGTATCAAAAATGTTGCTAATAATGATAGTAATGTTTTATTAGTAGAAGCAGCAGGTACAACTACTTATGGTGTTTACTTAAAATCTGCATTCTCAGAACAAATGGGCAGAGTGGGTGCTATGTCACAAGCAGATGGTGATTTAGATGGTGCTAGTATCGCTTTTGAAGCATTTGGTAGAGATATAGCTTTCAGAACAAATGAAGGTTCAAATAATAGCGAAAAAGCTAGGCTTTTGG